GTACTAGAAAAGAAGGGCGTCAATCTTAAAGCAGCCCGTTTAGTAATGAAGGACTTGGATGACATTAGCGAAGAATCAGTTTCTAACTGGCTCGATGATAATGCAGACTTGTTCGGACTAACGGTTAACGAAGATAGTTCTAAGGTAACACAAGAAGACCGCGCTGCATTACGCAACCAGGACTTGGTTACACAGAACGCTATGACCCCTGACCGAGCAAATGATATTGAATACAGAATGCAACAGGCTACGTCTGAAGAAGACATTCTGTCAATTCTACGCTCACAACAATAATATCCGTTCATAGTCACTTGGAGGTGACCGCATATGCCTAACGCATATACATCCACAGGCTCTACCACTCTTGGTGGTACAGTCGGCGGTGCAGGTCTTGTACAGAAGGCGTATGACCGTCTTCTTGAGTTCGCTCTCCGCGCCGAACCACTAATTCGTTCAGTCGCAGACAAGACTCCAGCACAGCAATCAATCCCAGGTTCAACAGTAGTTCTACAGAAGTACGTTGACCTAAACGCAGTAACAGACACACTTACAGAGACAGTTGACCCAGATGCAGTAGCATTGTCAACACCTAACACAGTTACAATTACTCTTAACGAGTACGGTAACTCTGTTCTTGTAACACGTGCTTTGGAACTATTCTCACTTGCAGACGTTGACCCAGCAATTGCTAACGTAATCGCTTTCAACCTTGCAGACTCAATCGATAAGGTTGCGATGAACACACTTAACGGTGGAAGCAACGTAATCTACGGCGGTTCAACCGCTACATCAACAGCAACAATCACTGCTGCTGCTACACTAGACTCAGCAGACATCCGTAAGGCTGTTGCTAAGTTGCGTTCAAACAAGGCTGCATACCGCAAGGGTTCACTATACTGGACAGGTATCCACCCAGAAGTTTCACACGACCTTCGTGCAGAGACAGGCGCAGCAGGATGGCGCGACCCACACAATTACTCTTCACCAGACAACATCTGGGCTGGAGAAATTGGACAGTACGAAGGCGCGTTCTTCGTAGAGTCACCACGTTTGTACTCAACTAAGTCAGGTGCAGACCAGACAGCATTGGCTACAACAACAGCAACAGTTGCAGGAACATCAGCAGGATTTACTATTGGTGTTGCTTCATCATCTGTTATCGCATCTCGCGCCGAAGTTGGCGACAAGATTGCTGCAACAGGTATTGCATCTGGTGCAAAGATTACTGCTATCTCAACAAGTGGTTCAACAACAACCATTACAGTTGACACAGCAAACACTGCAGCAGTAACAGTTGGAGCGACAGTAACTGTAACTCCAGTAACTCGCGTTTACTCTACAATTGTATGTGGAAAGCAAGCAATGGCTCAGGCTGTTGCAGAAGAGCCACACACAGTTATCGGACCAGTAGTTGACAAGTTGATGCGCTTCCGCCCAATGGGTTGGTACGGCGTACTTGGATTTGCTCGCTACCGCGAAGAAGCACTGTATCGTATCGAAACAGGCTCATCAATCGCTGCTCTCTAGTAGTTAATTGACGGGTGGGCAGAGGGAAACCTCTGCTCATCAGTAAGTTCACTAAGGAGGACTAATGGCTACTTGGCTATTCAAAACACCAACAGTACAAGAAGGTCCTATAGGCAATGCACGCCTATTCTACTTTTACAAGATGGATGTTGGCGTATCGGTCGTCAAAGACGAAGGCGTCTACTATCTTGCACGATACTTGGTAGATTCTGATATTCCAACTTATGAAGAAGTCTATCGTGGTGGAAGAAACTATGAAGTAAATGATGATACCAAGGCTGCTTTAATCGCAGCAGATATCGGAATAACAGAAGCAAACTTCACAGAAGTGTAGGGACAAATGGAACACGAACATATTAGTAAAGTACTTAAGTGGGGCTATAGATTAGAAGATGGGGATATGATTCCTTATTCTGCTTTGTATGGTTGCACTGAATGCGATGCCACATCAGAGGAACCATTTCCAACTACCGATGTGTTTATAGACCACACCAAGTGTGGACCTGAATGTTTTGGCTGTAAGGCTAAAAATCTACAACTTAATGCAGGAGATGCAAAACGACCTATTTCTGACAAGAAGTGGGTTGGAGAATTGAATGCCTATAAAGATGCGAGAGCACAAGGCATCCAACCAGCAGGAACAACACATAGACACATCCAGCAGGCGTACGCTGCTAGTGAGGCTCTCAATAAGCCTTACGATGCCAACACGATGCCCAAGGCGCAAGACATTAATAAAAAATCGGTTGAAGTACTTAAAGAAGTGGGAGCAATATAATGCCAATGGTAGGAAACAAGGAATTCGCTTATACAGCAAAAGGTATGGCAATGGCTAAGGCTGAGGCTAAGAAGTCAGGCAAGCCAATGAAGAAGGCTGTCAAGAAGACTGCAAAGCGCGTAGCAAAGAAGTCATCAATGGTACGCAAGAAGGGCATGTAATTATGCCAGCAGGAAAGCAAAAGCCAGCCGCTCAGTATACTGATACAAAAAAAGAAAAAGCAAAAGCAGATGCAGTTTCAATGAAAGTTGCTAAAGATTTTGGTTTTAACTCTACAAAGTCAAAGACCCCTGTAAAAAACAAGACTGCAGATGCTGCTCGTCTACGTGCTACAGAGCGTGCTCAGATGTTGCGTGGAGAGACCGCAGAAGACAAAGCATTCCGTCTAGTAATGGAAAAGGCTAAGTGGGACATCACTAAAGTCCCAGGATACAAGCAGGGTGGAACACGATGAAGAAGAAAGTACACCGCGGATTTAAAGCAGTTCAAAAGGAGATTGCTGCAAAGCAAGGCATTCCTATGGAACGTGCAGGAGCAATTCTAGCAGCAGGTGCCCGCAAGGCTTCGCCTGCAGCACTAAAGAAGAACCCTCGCCTAAAGAAGATTTCAGGTGTGGTTAAGAAGGCAAAGAAGAAGTAATGGCATACACTAAACCAGAGTTACGGGAAAGCATCAAGAACCGAATTATGTCTGGTTCTAAAGGTGGTAACCCTGGTCAATGGTCTGCTCGTAAAGCGCAATTGTTGGCACAGGCTTACAAGAAGGCTGGCGGTGGCTACTCTGGCGCCAAGACATCTAAGCAAAAGTCTTTATCCAAATGGACTAAAGAAAAATGGGGAACGAAATCTGGTGGACCTAGTACGCAAGGTGCTAAGGCTACTGGAGAAAGATACCTCCCTGAAAAAGCACGCAAGTCTTTGACTGCATCAGAGTATGCTGCAACATCAAAGGCAAAGCGTGAAGGAACAAAGCAAGGTAAGCAGTTCGTAAGGCAACCTAAAAAGATAGCAAAAAAGACAGCAAGGTATCGATAATGAAAGACTCAAGATTAACTCGGGCTGGTGTCGCAGGCTATAACAAGCCAAAGCGTACACCAAGCCACCCTACTAAGTCACACGTTGTTGTGGCTAAGGTAGGTAGCCAGGTTAAGACCATACGTTTTGGACAGCAAGGCGTTTCTGGCTCACCTAAAAAAGCAGGAGAATCTGCATCTTATGCAGCACGAAGAAAGTCTTTCAAAGCAAGACATGCAAGCAATATATCCAAAGGTAAAATGAGTGCCGCATATTGGGCAGACAAGGTGAAATGGTAATGGCAATGAAACCCGTAACAGGAAAACTTCGCAAAGGCGGAGGAAAAGGTTTATCAGGAGATGCTCTAGTTGGCAAGGTATCACAGTCAACTATCGATGACATCAAGCGTATGGGCATGACAAAGGCTCTAGCGTTGGCTGGTAAGAATGGTAAGACATCTGGTGGAATGGCACGTGAGTTCCAAGAAGGCGTACGTCGTATGTACGGCGCAAAGCGTTTAGAAGCAGCAAAGTCTAAGTATTCTGCACCAGCATCAACATCAGCAGATGCTGCTCGTTCAAAGGCAATGGGAGCAAAGCCAGCAACTAAGGCTGCTATCAAGGCTGTGTCTACAAAGGCAGCACCGAAGAAGGGTCAGTCAACAACAGATAAGTTAAAGGTTGTTGGTGGAACACTTGCAGCAGTTGCATTAGCCGCTAAGGGCGGACCAGCAGGTCGCAAGGTAGCAACTAAACTTGCACCAGGACTTGCAAAGTCTGGCGTAGGTAAGGCTCTACTTGGTACTGGGAAGAATACAATTTCTCCAGCAATGATGGCAAAGTACAAGGCAGCAGCAGGACCAAAGGCTGCAGCAGCAAAGGTTACAGTTGGCCCAAAGGGTTCATTTGGTAAGACAACTATGACTCAGGCTAAGTCAGGACTAGGCACGCCTTCTGAATACGCGTCAAAGGCTGGTCAATCAGCAGCACGTAAGACTATCAAGGCTAAGACTGCAGACGCAGCACGCGCAAACGCATCAAACAAGCGTAAGTAATTTAAGAAAGAGGTCCAAGCATGGCAAGCATTCCTGGTTTATCAATGTGCGCTGAACTTAATCGTTTAGCAAATGGTGGAGATTATCCACTAATGACTGCGTTCAAAGAATCGCAGGGTGCTGCCAATGCCTGGGCTGGAACATCAGGTAAGGGGCTAATTGGTGCTCTTAACTATAAGGCTGATGCAAATCGTCAACCTAACAATTTTAAGAATCTTAATGCTATCTGTAATGAGTTAGCATCTACTACTGGACTATCTGCTGTTGCAGCGTTAAGGACTATTAATGCCTAATCTGAATGATATGATTGATGAAGTGCTTATTAACCTTGCAGGTTATACATACCAGCAAGATAGAGCAACTTACATCACACAAGATGTAACTGCAGATGCATCAACTATTGCTAGCCCAGTAATCTTGCAGTTGGCTTCTACTGATAATATTGGTAAGGGTACAATTGAGATTGATGAAGAACTTATCTGGCTAGACTCATTCGACCGTGTATCTAACACAGCAACCGTTCCACCTTGGGGACGTAACTATTTAGGTACAACTAGAGCAACTCATACTGCTGGAGCAAAGGTTACAATTACACCAACCTTCCCACGCTATGTTATCAA